CATGGCCTGTGGAGCGGTTCACCGCCAGACACCCGAGGCAGGAGCCCGGTGCGTAAATCGCGCACGCCGGGATCTGTGCGGGGGGTATCCGGTAACGGGTATCCCTACCGCGACATTCAATGTATTTTTTACTTAGGAGCATACATGTTCATGATTAATCTGTTTCTTTATCACTTCCAGTTACTTTAACTTTGTCTTTGATTGTATTCAAAAATGACGCAAAGCTCGGTGGTTGCTCTGTCTGACCTGAAAATGCAGAGTCACCTGAAATATTCCAATCCTTAAAGACTTCTATTGCATCCTCTTTAGTTGCTGTAGAACCGTATATCTGCAAAAAAACTTGACCAAACATCAAAGCATGTCGACGATCTTTTCGCCTGATCGATTCATGTGTGTACTTTTTTGAGTTACTAAGGCAGATATATGATAGCCATGAAAGAATGGCGATTCCAACTAATCCTCGCGTGAAGATATATATTAACTGAAGGTTAGTGAGATTTTTTAAATCTAAGTTCATGTATAATGTAAAAAAAGCAGATATTACCGCAAGGAAGCCAAAAAATACCCCAGCAATAGACCAGATAATAGACATCAATATAAAATGTTTGTCATCACTAGCAAGATCTGATTTAACATCGTTAACATAGGTGGGGATTTTTTCATCGATTCTTTGTTGCTGTACTTGGCTACGGAGTTCCTTATTTTCACTAATCAAAGAATTAACTTGTTTTACGTTTTTTTCGATTATTGCGTTTTTTCTATTAAGATCCTGAGTATAATGCTCTAACTGTAGAGTTAATATGCTGTTTCGTTCTTCTAATTGTATTATATGTTCTACATAATTATTAGGTTCAAGTGATTTTACATTTTTTCTTTTATTAGTTTCATTTTCATTTATATTGGGTTCTTCATCCATCTGTGGCCTAGTCATGTATTTTTCAATTAGTGCTAGGTTATTATGAGCTTCAGAAAACTCTCCTGCTTCTATTAAGTTTTTTATATGAGAGTAGAAGTGTTTTGCTATATTTTCAGACTGTGAATTAAGCAAGTCTAATAGGTGTTTTTTTATTTCGCTATCTTTATTGGTTGGTTCAGTCATGATGTTTCTCTTTATACATTTTTAGTAAAAACTCTTTTACATTTTGCCAAAACGATAATGTCAGTAAGTAAGCATTCAAAACTTGCGTTAGTGCCTACAACTTTAACCATACCAACGGGTATGCGAGTCAAATCTTTGATGCTTATTTTCCCTTCAATATTCACAAGCCACTTGCCATCAGTAACTTCATTAAATTTTGATTCTACAATATATATTTCCTCATCAATGAATACTGCTAAAGGTTGCAGAAAGGTTCCTTCTAACAACTTAGAGTCAAAAGTCAAAACGGTTTCTTGAGCAAGAGATCCATCAATTATTTTATGATATGGGATAGTGATAGTATTGATTCGAGGCTTTTCAAACATTGCCCCGTTACCAGTGGTTAGCCATGTTAATGAAGCACCAGTTTCCAGTGAGCATTGAATAATCCAGTCAGCAGGAAAGGTATCTCTCATGTAACGATTGGCTAATGTACTTTTTGATACACCAATATGATCAGCTAAAGCTTGTCTTGTCTTAAATCCATAAGCCAAAACGATTCGCTCTATTGCTGCTTTTCCGCCTTGGTTAATAGTAAAAAAGTTCTCATTTTGGATGTCTTGTTCTCTATTGAGATGTTGATGCTTGCTGTCACAATTGTTGTGACTTTTTTCTGCATTATTTGTAATTCTTCCCTTCTCTGTATCAGTGCCAAATGCCAACCACTCGACCGGCACTCCAGTCTCCATGCTACAGATAACGACCCAATCAGCAGGGAAAGTGTCACGGGCATACCTGTTCGCCATTGTACTTTGCGATATACCTAGGTGATTACAGAATGCTTGTCGGGAAGAAAAACCATAGGCTTTCAGTATCCGAGCTATAACCGATTGCCCTCCGCGATTCTGCATGATTAAGGATTTCTTTTTTTCGTCCACATGGCGAAATGTGATTTCGTGTGTTGACATAACCGATTTGTGATCCTATTCTCCGAAATGTGAAGTTGAAGCCACGATTAAAACTGACTCACCACAAGCCAATAGGAGATGTTGCATCATGACCCCTAACATTTCAATAACCCTGAATACGCCACATGTCACAATTGAGCGTTATAGCGAACTTACTGGTCTTTCAATCGACACAATTAACGATATGCTGGCTGACGGTCGCATCCCTCGGCATCGCCTTCGGAAAGACAAGAAAAGAGAAAAGGTGATGATCAACCTTGCTGCTCTTACCGTTGATGCACTTACTGATTGCAATGTTGTATTCAACTAGTTCCATTTTGGGATGCATCAGGGGTGTCGACCATGTTTGATTACCAAGTTTCCAAACATCCACATTTTGATGAAGCCTGTCGTGCATTCGCATTGCGCCACAACCTGGTGCAACTGGCAGAACGTGCTGGCATGAATGTGCAGATTCTGCGGAACAAGCTGAACCCAGCTCAACCTCATTTATTAACCGCACCAGAAATCTGGCTGCTTACCGATCTGACTGAAGATTCAACGCTGGTAGATGGTTTTCTGGCACAGATTCATTGTCTGCCATGTGTACCGATTAATGAGGTGGCAAAAGAGAAACTGCCACATTACGTCATGAGTGCAACCGCAGAGATCGGGCGTGTTGCAGCAGGTGCGGTATCTGGCGATGTAAAAACCAGTGCAGGTCGTCGTGATGCTATCAGCAGCATTAACTCTGTAACACGACTGATGGCGCTGGCCGCTGTTTCATTGCAGGCCCGTTTACAGGCTAATCCTGCGATGGCGAGTGCAGTTGATACCGTGACTGGCCTCGGTGCTTCATTCGGTTTGCTGTGAGGTGCTTATGCTGACGAAAGAACCATCATTTGCATCGCTGCTGGTAAAACAAAGTCCGGCAATGCACTACGGGCACGGCTGGATCATGGGTGAGGATGGTAAACGCTGGCATCCGTGCCGTTCACAAGATGAATTGCTGGCAGAACTATCTACGAAAAAACAGGGGAACAAATGGCTATTGAAGGCGCTGCGGCGACTGTTCCATTAAGCCCCGGTGAACGCCTGAACGGACTTAATCACATTGCGGAATTAAGGGCGAAAGTATTTGGCCTGAATATTGAGTCAGAGCTTGAGCGGTTTATTAAAGATATGCGTGATCCACGGGATATCAATAATGAACAAAATAAACGGGCACTGGCTGCCATATTCTTTATGGCAAAAATCCCAGCTGAACGTCATAGCATCAGCATTAATGAGCTGACCACTGACGAAAAGCGGGAGCTGATTAAAGCAATGAATCATTTTCGTGCAGTGGTGAGCTTATTTCCCAGACGGCTAACCATGCCGAATTAACCAACTAATGAAATTCATGGCGTAAACCCGCCGGGCATCCCTTTATCTAAATTCAGGAGAATTGATTATGCGTAGTATTGAAACCCTCACGACTAAAACCGGACCGGATGATGCAGGGCTTAATATTTTACTGACAGAGGCTCGTCTGGAAGACCGCCGGGCAAGGGCTGAAGCAATGGCAGCTCGCCTTGATAGCCTGGCGTGTCATATCACATCCCGCCAGCTAAACCACGTCGAAGCGGCAGAACTGCTGCGTGTGACTGCTGAAGCAATCCAGAACGAAGCGCAGGAGATCCACTGATGGCTGATGCAATGGATCTCGTACAGCAGCGCGTTGAAGAAGAACGCCAGCGTCATATCCGTACTGCCCGCGCCAAAACGCCGGGCGTATCCCGCGTGCTTTGCATTGAGTGTGAAGCACCAATTCCGCCAGCACGACGTCGCGCCATTCCGGGTGTGCAGCTTTGCATTACCTGTCAGGAAATCGCAGAGCTGAAAGGCAAACATTACAACGGAGGTGCTGTATGAGCACCATCCTGAAATGGGCGGGTAATAAAACCGCCATTATGCCAGAACTGAAAAAATACCTTCCTGCTGGCCCGCGACTGGTTGAACCTTTCGCGGGTTCTTGTGCTGTGATGATAGAGACGGATTACCCCAGCTATCTTGTTGCGGGTAATGACTCCAACTTATTGATAGTGTTTTATGTTCAGATAATGCCCGATGACTTTGTCATGCAGCTCCACCGATTTTGAGAACGACAGCGACTTCCGTCCCAGCCGTGCCAGGTGCTGCCTCAGATTCAGGTTATGCCGCTCAATTCGCTGCGTATATCGCTTGCTGATTACGTGCAGCTTTCCCTTCAGGCGGGATTCATACAGCGGCCAGCCATCCGTCATCCATATCACCACGTCAAAGGGTGACAGCAGGCTCATAAGACGCCCCAGCGTCGCCATAGTGCGTTCACCGAATACGTGCGCAACAACCGTCTTCCGGAGCCTGTCATACGCGTAAAACAGCCAGCGCTGGCGCGATTTAGCCCCGACGTATCCCCACTGTTCGTCCATTTCCGCGCAGACGATGACGTCACTGCCCGGCTGTATGCGCGAGGTTACCGACTGCGGCCTGAGTTTTTTAAATGGCGGAAAATCGTGTTGAGGCCAACGCCCATAATGCGGGCGGTTGCCCGGCATCCAACGCCATTCATGGCCATATCAATGATTTTCTGGTGCGTACCGGGTTGAGAAGCGGTGTAAGTGAACTGCAGTTGCCATGTTTTACGGCAGTGAGAGCAGAGATAGCGCTGATGTCCGGCGGTGCTTTTGCCGTTACGCACCACCCCGTCAGTAGCTGAACAGGAGGGACAGCTGATAGAAACAGAAGCCACTGGAGCACCTCAAAAACACCATCATACACTAAATCAGTAAGTTGGCAGCATCACCCAACATTATTAGGCATAATCCCCATCATTTGCGGCGGCACGCGGTGCGCAGCCATCATGTCGTCGCGGCTGACATTTTTGATATTCAGAAATTCATCCTTCGCCGCGACTTCTGATAACGGGATGATTTGAAGCCCGTCTTTTTTACCGTTAGGCGAGTACATAAACAGGTTACGGAAGTTACCAGGACCTTTGGCACTTTTCATCGCGTTGCGGAGATTGTTCACATCCTCCTGATTCTGCGCGGCATCGGTCATATACATGATGAAGCCTGCATGGCTGCCGTTGATGTAATACTTGCGGCGGAACAGCGTGGCGGACTCGTTGAGCAAAGCGGATGGGATGGCAGAAAGATAACCGGGCAGGCCGTAGATCTCCTGGTTGATGTCCGGTTCCATCAGATGAAAAATGCTGCCTTTCGTGAACTGATACGGCTGGGTTGTCATACCATATTGCACAAACCAGTAAGTATCCATGTCTAATCCGCGTCGGGTGTATTTTGCCAGAGCAGGCTCAAGGGCGATAACTTCACCGAAGCGGTTAGTGCGTTTCTCCAGGTAGGCGTTACCAAAAACCAGATAGTCCTGCACAAAACGTGAAAAAGCCTGCTGGCTGAGCAGCGGGTGAGGGATATAGGTGCTGGTCAGAATATTGCACTTTACTGCAATCGGTGAGCTGTGATGCACGGCGGCGCGGAAGGTTCGCGCCAGTCCGTCAAAACTCACTGGCGGCTCATACCAGCGATCTGTCTGTACGCATTCCACATAGTCCAGTAGTTCGCGGCGATCCAGAACTGGAATGGGATCGCCGAAGCTGAATGCTTCGGCTGAAGTCTGGCTTTTATGCTGGGTCTGGTTCTGCGACGCAGCGCGGTTCTTCTTACTCTTTCCCATCAAAAAATCTCCACAATATTACTGGTATTGGCGGACTCGCCCTGCAGTGGTTCGTTAAACAGTGCGTGCATTGTTGCCCACGCCAGATCGGCGTGGCTGGTTTCTTCGCTGCGGCTGGCTTCATACGTCGGGCGGTTGCCACTGGCGGTGGTGGCGCGACGGATTGCCATGAATGACTGCGCAATGTCGGTGTGCCCGGCGTCAAACTCCAGACGGCGGTGGCTGATAATGTCGTAGGCCTTGAGTACCAGAGCGTTTTTAACGTTGGGGTTGTAGACAAACTCCCGGACGGCAGGAAAAAACGCTTTCACGTTCTCGTAAACCCCGTGACCGACGCCGGTTGAGTCGATACCGATGTATGTCACGTTGTACTGTTCAGTCAGTTTTTTGATGGCGTCAGCCTGGGCGCGGAAGTCCATCCCGCGCCACTGGTGACGCTCAAGAATGCGGAACTTACCGCCCGGCACGGCTGGCGGTGCCACCACCACGCACCCGGCGCTGTCGCCGTTTTGCGTACCTTTTGCCGGGTCATAACCGATCCACACTTCGCGCCAGCCAAACGGGCGCAGGGCCAGTGCATGAAAGTCGGTCCAGACTTCCCAGCTGTCCACCATGCACGCCTGCAGCTCGCTGAGCGGAAACACGGACGCGAGATCGTCCACAAACTCGCACATCAGCAGGTTCTGGTATTCGTCCGGGCTGTACTCCATGCGCAACTGGTCGAGATCGAACAGGTTACATCCGCCGCGCACAGCATCTTCCACGGTGACTATCTGGCGGTATTGCCCGTCTGCGCACAGCAGGCCGGGGGCCAGATTGCTGTGGGACAGGTCGATGTCCACCTTATCGGCTTTGTTGCGCCCACGGTTGAACAGCGCACCGGACCAGAACGGATAAGCACTGTGTGTCAGGCTGGATGGTGTGGAAAAATAGGTTTGTCGCCATTTTTTGTGAATAGCCATACCGGAAGCCACTTTGCGCAGCTCCTGGAATTTCGGTATCCAGAAATATTCATCCAGATACAGGTTGCCGTGGTAACTCTGGGCCGTGCGGGCATTGGTGCCGAGGAAGTAAAGCGTAGCCCCGCTGGGAAGCACCATCGGATCGCCTTTCAGCTCCACTTCCACTTCTTTGGCGAAGTCGATGATGTACTGTTTAAAGACGTGGGCCTGTGCCTTACTGGCGGAAAGGAAAATCTGGTTACGTCCGGTAAGCAGGGCGTCAATCAGGGCTTCACGGGCAAAGTAAAAGGTCGCGCCGACCTGGCGTGACTTCAGCAGGTTGCGGATGCGGTTGGTTTTTCCGGCTTCCCACCAGTGGCGCTGGTAGTTGAACATGGAGGAATGGAAGATTTCTTCCAGCTTCTCAATCTGTTCATCGGTGAAAACGTTCTTTTCCGGCTGACGACGCGGGCCTTTGTTGCGGTTGGCGACGTTAGGGTTTAAGTCGGCTTCGTTGCCGCCATTGTTAAACTTGCCGATCCGCGCGTGGCGCTCCGACTGGCGCGCCAGCAGGTCAATCTCTTTGAAATCTTTCCCTTCTTTGTGCTCCTTCATGATGAGCTGGCAGTAGCGTGCGGCGGTGGTGAGCTGCATCTGATCCAGCGGCCCATAGTCACCCCACTTGTCGCGTTTCTTCCAGCTGTGAACGGTTGCAACTTTCTCGCCCAGCATTTCAGCAATGCGGGCTACGCGATATCCCTGAAAGTACAGCAGCATGGCCTGCCGACGGGGATCGAGATCTGCGGATGTCAGTGTGGTGTTCATGGCACAAACCTACAGCCTTGAATGAAGGCTTTCCCCGCCTGCGGTTTGTGTGGTTGTCGGTACAAATACCGTGCATTGTTTCACTGCCCTCATCACCGCAACCATAAGGCTCCAGTAAGTTTTTTCTAACGGAGCACGGCTCATGACAGTGAAAGCAAAGCGTTTTCGCATCGGGGTGGAAGGTGCCACCACCGACGGACGCGAAATCCAGCGTGAATGGCTGGAACAGATGGCAGCCAGCTACAACCCGGCAGTGTATACCGCGCTGATTAACCTTGAGCACATCAAGTCTTATCTGCCGGACAGCACCTTTAACCGCTACGGCAAGGTAACGGCGCTGTTTGCTGAAGAAATCACGGAAGGTCCGCTGGCAGGCAAGATGGCGCTGTATGCCGACGTTGAGCCAACGGAGTCCCTGGTGGAGCTGGTGAAAAAAGGCCAGAAATTATTCACTTCTATGGAAGTCAGCCCGAAGTTCGCTGATACGGGCAAAGCCTACCTGGTTGGCCTGGCTGCCACTGATGATCCAGCCAGTCTGGGTACGGAAATGCTGACATTCAGCGCCAGTGCAGCCCATAACCCGCTGGCAAACCGCAAGCAGAATCCCGCCAATCTCTTTACCGCCGCAGAGGAAACGGTGATCGAACTGGAAGAAATCCAGGAGGACAAGCCGTCCCTGTTTGCCCGCGTCACGGCGCTGTTCACCAAAAAAGAGCAGTCCGACGATGCCCGGTTCTCTGATGTGCATAAGGCCGTGGAGCTGGTCGCCACTGAGCAGCAAAACCTGAGCGCACGCACCGAAAAATCCCTGTCTGAGCAGGAAGAACGCCTGTCTGAGCTGGAGACAGCCCTGCAGGCACAACAGGCCGCCTTTAACGAACTGGTGGACAAGCTGAGCCATGAGGACTGCCGCCAGGACTACCGCCAGCGTGCAACAGGCGGTAACGCCCCCGCTGACACTCTGACCAATTGCTGATGGAGCATAAAACCCGATGAAGAAGAATACCCGCTTTGCTTTTAACGCTTACCTGCAGCAGCTGGCGCGTCTGAACGGTGTGGCAGCTGAAGAACTGTCCAGCAAGTTCACCGTGGAGCCGTCTGTACAGCAGACGCTGGAAGACCAGATCCAGCAGTCCGCCGCTTTCCTGACGCTGATTAACGTCACGCCAGTGACTGAGCAGTCCGGTCAGCTGCTGGGGCTGGGGGTTGGCAGCACCATTGCCGGAACCACTGACACCACCGCGAAAGAGCGTGAACCTGTCGATCCGACGCTGATGGTCGATGTGGAATACAAATGCGAACAGACCAACTTTGACACGGTGCTGACCTACGCGAAGCTGGACCTGTGGGCGAAGTTTCAGGATTTCCAGGTGCGTATCCGTAACGCCATCGTGAAACGTCAGGCACTGGACCGCATCATGATCGGCTTTAACGGCGTGAAGCGTGCGAAAACCTCCAACCGTAGCGAAAACCCGCTGCTGCAGGATGTGAACAAAGGCTGGCTGCAGAAAATCCGTGAGGATGCACCGGAGCACGTCATGGGCAGCACCACCACGGGCGGTGAAACCACACCGGGTGCGGTGAAAGTCGGTAAAGGTGGCGAATATGCCAACCTGGACGCCGTGGTGATGGATGCCGTTAATGAGCTTATCGACGTGGTCTACCAGGACGATGACGATCTGGTGGTGATTTGCGGTCGTGAACTGCTGTCTGACAAGTATTTCCCGCTGGTCAACAAAGAGCAGGAAAACAGTGAAAAACTGGCAGCCGATATGATTATCAGTCAGAAACGCATGGGCGGTCTGCAGGCCGTGCGTGCGCCGTTCTTCCCGCCGAATGCGCTGCTGATCACCCGTCTGGATAACCTGTCCATCTACTGGCAGGAAGACACCCGCCGCCGTTCAGTTATCGACAACCCGAAACGTGACCGGATTGAAAACTTTGAATCTGTTAACGAAGCCTATGTGGTTGAGGACTACCGCTGCGCCGCACTGGTGGAAAACATCCAGATTGGCGATTTCAGCGCCGCCGCAGCAGAAGCCGGAGCGTAACCTATGAGCCTGAGTCCCGCACGGCAGCATCGCCTGCGCGTTCAGGCTGAACAGGCCGCCCGTGAAGGCGGCAGTGTTCGCCACGCGTCGGGCTATGACCTGATGCTGCTGCAACTGGCGGAAGACCGCCGCCGTCTCAAGGGCGTTCAGTCCACGGTGAAAAAAGCGGAAATAAAGGTGGAGCTGCTGCCGAAATATGCCGCCTGGGCGGAGGGCGTCCTGGCTGCCGGAGGCGCTCAACAGGATGACGTGCTGATGTACGTGATGCTGTGGCGCATTGATGCCGGAGATTATGCCGGGGCGCTGGAGATCGGGCGTCATGCCCTGCGTCATGGCTGGGTGATGCCGCTGGGTAACCGCAACGTGCAGACCGTGCTGGCAGAGGAAATGGCAGATGCAGCCCAGAGCGCAATGCTTGCCGCCACCGGCTTTGATGCCGATCTGTTGCTGCAGACGCTGGAGCTGACAGACGGTCTGGATATGCCGGACCAGTCACGGGCGCGTCTGCATAAAGCGATTGGCGCTGTCCTGAGTGAAAGCAATCCGGCTTCCGCCCTTAATCATCTTAACCATGCGTTACAGCTCGATCCCCGCTGTGGCGTGAAAAAAGACAAACAGCAGCTGGAGCGCAGACTGCGCAATGACAGCCGCTGACAGAACGTGCCCCCGCGCACGGGCGGCACGGGGTGGCGAAAGGCACCGCCACATCAAAACCCCGTCCACCGCCCTCTATTTCAGGAGAAAGCAGCATGAAGTTTGTTGCGCCAGAACAGGCACCGGAACAGGCGGAAATCATCAGAAATACGCCGTTCTGGCCTGATGTGGACCTGTCGGAGTTTCGCAGCGTGATGCGCACTGACGGCACGGTGACGCAGCCGCGTTTAAAGCAGGTTGCGCTGTCGGCAATTTCGGAGGTCAACGCAGAGCTGTATGAGTTTCGCAGACGCCAGCAGATGCTGGGGTATGCCTCGCTGGCAGAGGTTCCGGCAGAACAGCTGGACGGGAAAAGTGAGCGCATTCAGCACTATTTCAACGCGGTTTACTGCTGGGCACGCGCCATGCTCAACGAACGATACCAGGACTATGACGCCACGGCATCCGGTGTGAAGCGCGGCGAAGAACTGGCAGAAGCCAGCGGTGATTTGTGGCGTGACGCCCGCTGGGCCGTCAGCCGGGTGCAGGATGCGCCGCACTGCACAGTGGAGCTGATCTGATGAAAGTGCGTGCGTACCAGGGTGACACGGTGGACGCGCTTTGCTGGCGTCATTACGGACGCACGCAGGGCGTCACGGAGCAGGTACTGCAGGCAAATCCGGGGCTGGCTGAGCACGGCCCGTTCTTACCACACGGGCTGCAGGTGGATCTGCCGGATATTGCCACCACCTCCACGGTGCAGACCGTCCAGTTATGGGACTGAAATATGACGCTTGAACGGATCAGCGCCTTCATCACGTACTGCATCGCTGTACTGCTGGCATGGATGGGAGATTTATCGCTTAAGGATGTGTCGACAGTGGGCGGTGTGTTGATTGGCGTGCTGATGCTGGCCATCAACTGGTACTACAAACACAAAACCTACCAGCTGCTGCGCGGCGGAAAAATTACACGGGGGGAATATGAATCCTTCAACCGTTAAACGCTGCCTGGTAGGGGCGGTGCTGGCGATTGCCGCCACCCTGCCGGGCTTTCAGCAACTTCATACCTCAATGGAAGGGTTGAAGCTGATAGCCGATTACGAGGGCTGCCGCCTGCAGCCGTATCAGTGTGATGCGGGGGTGTGGACCGATGGCATTGGCAATACGTCCGGCGTGGTGCCGGGGAAGACCATCACGGAACGGCAGGCCGCCGGGAGTTTCATCACCAACGTTTTAAGGGTGGAGAAGGCGCTGGATCGCTGTGTCCTGGTGAGCGTACCGCAGAACGTCTATGACGCGCTGGTATCGCTGGCCTTCAACGTGGGAACCGGCAATGCCTGCGGTTCAACCATGGTGAAGTTTATCAATCAGAAGCGCTGGCGCGAGGCCTGCTATCAGTTGCCACGCTGGGTATACGTCAAAGGCGTATTTAATCCGGGACTGGACAACCGCCGCGCGCGGGAGCTGTCCTGGTGCTTAAAAGGAGCGTAACGAAATGAAAAAGAAACTGATCGGTGGGTTATTTTCGGTGCTGTACACGGCTCTGATGATTTTTAGTCTCTTTGTTCCAAACAATATTGTTCCGGCACTGGTTACAGCCTTGACCTGGATAGCCTGCCTGCTGAGCTGGGGAGCGGTGCTACTATGCCTGGCTGGATGGTATGCGGGCGGCACTCATCGGCGGGAGGCAAAGCAGGCGCTGACGCGCTTTTTCAGCACGCCAGGAAACCAGGTGATCCGATGGGCCAGGTGTTCACTACTTGTGATTTTTCTCCCCTTTACGGGCCACGTTGTCACCCTGGTATTTTATCTGCTGACGCTGGCCGCGCTTAAGGTTCTGCGTGCGCAGATTATTGATGCGGAGCCGGTGACGGTATGACGAAGGCGCTGGCGGTAATTCTGGCGCTGGTAGTGCTGGCGCTTGGCTGGCAGTCATGGCGGATGAAGGAGGCCAGCCAGACCATCGAGCGGCAAGGGCGGGATCTGAAAACGACAGGCGAAAAACTGGCAAAGACGAACAGCCAGCTGATCGCCCTGTCCATCTTGTCCGAAACCAATAACCGGGAACAGGCAAGGCTTTACGCGGTGGCAGAAAGTACAAACGCGCTGCTGCGAAGCCGTCAGCGCAGAATTGAGGAGTTAAAACGTGAAAATGAGGATTTACGCCGCTGGGCTGACACTCTTCTGCCTGCTGACGTTATCAGGATGCGCGAACGTCCAGCCCTCGCCGGAGGTGCTGCTTACCGTGAATGGTTGTCCCAGAGTGACGCAGTGCCGCCTGGAAAAGTCGGTGGCACGCACTAACGGCGATCTGCTGACCGCGCTGGATGAAGCGGAGGCGGCCTGGGCGGTCTGCGCCGATAAAGTGGACACGATAATTTCCTGTCAGGAGCGAAACAGTGAACAAGCCTCAATCCTTACGCCGCGCCCTGAATAACGCGGTGCCATATGTCCGTGATAACCCGGATAAGCTGCATTTGTTCGTTGATAACGGATCGGTGGTGGCAACCGGGGCAGCGTCACTTTCATGGGAATATCGTTACACCCTGAATGTGGTGATTGTGGATTTCAGCGGCGATCAGGGGTTATTGATGGCGCCGGTGGTGGCCTGGCTCATGGAGAATCAGCCGGATGCCATTCATAACCCGGAGCTGCGGGAAAAGTTGCTTTCCTTTGAAGTCGATATTTTGCGCAATGATATCTGTGATATCAGCCTGAACCTGCAACTGACAGAGCGTGTGATAGTCAGCGCTGACGGTGACGTGTCCAGCGTCGAAGCAGTGCCGGAACCGGACGAACCGGACGAAATGTGGGCGGTGAGCCGTGGCTGATCTGCAGGAAGTTGACGCCTGGTTAGATGCGCTCTTGGCGGGTCTGGAGCCTGCCGCACGTAAGCGCATGATGCGGGAGCTGGCGCAGCAGCTGCGCCTCAACCAGCAGAAAAATATCAGGATGCAGCGCAACCCGGACGGGACGGCTTACGAGCCGCGTCGCGTGACGGCCAGAACGAAACAGGGCCGCATCCGTCGGCAGATGTTTGCAAAACTCCGCACAACAAAATACCTGAAAGCCGTCGCCAGCCAGGACTCGGCAAGCGTCGAGTTTGAGAGCCGTGTGCAGCGCATAGCCCGTGTGCATCACTATGGCTTGCGTGATCGGGTCAGCCGTAAAGGCCCTGTGATTACTTATCCGCATCGACGATTACTAGGAGCTAATCATCATGTCATTGAGTTAATTCACAATAGTTTATATAGATGGTTGTTTAATTAATTTTCATTTTTAAATTTACTTTTTGTTTGTGCTGCTATAGCCTCTGTTAGCCCTGCAATTAATTTTTCTTGTGGAGGATGCGGGGTTTTATCAAAGCTGATATTGTGATTCCTTAAGGCATCTAGAGTAGACGAGAATTTTGATATATCTCCCCGAGATAGCATATATGCTATCTTTTGGTTCTCATAATCATTGCTAAGTTGCATGTAATATTTGGTAAAAATAACAAATATGCGTGTTACATATCCTATAAATAAAAGAACGGAAAAGCTAATTAATATAGAGGCTATTGAATCGGCTATTTTTTCTGACTTGTCTTTTTTGAGGTAAATTAAATCATCAGGTTGTAACTTGAATCTATCATTTCTAGCGGTGTTGGCATCGCTAACGCTATTATTTTTGTCATGTAGGTTTTGTGTTTTTGTATTGAAAAAGGCCTCTAAGGCTTTTGTGTAGTTATTTAGAATAGTGGTTGCTTGATATAGTTCATTATTTCCATCAATCATGCTTGATATGAAATTTGTTATTGGGTTGTTGTTTTTTGATTTGATTGCGAAGATTCCGGTTAATACTAGGGCAGTGGCCAACAAAAGAATGTATATAAAAGTGATTGTTATTCTTCTTGTGCTAATACTTCTTGTGTTTAACTCTTTTAAAGTTTCTAAATAAATTTTTTGTTCTTCGTCCATATCTTTCTCTCTTGCTGTACCAGAAGTATTGTACTGTTGTTCATACAATCTACCTGAACTATCTAAAAAGTCGACAAACAGTCATCCTGATTGGATGAATACTCAACTAACCGAAATCATGCGCCTTATCACTAATCTGATCCGCACCGGCATTGTGACCGAAGTGGACCGGGACAGCTGGCTGTGCCGGGTGAAAACGGGCGACCTCGAAACCAACTGGATTAACTGGCTGACCTACCGTGCAGGTAAATCCCGCACCTGGTGGTGCCCGTCTCCAGGGGAGCAGGTGGTGCTGTTCAGCCTGGGCGGCAATCTGGAGACAGCCTTTGCGCTTCCGGCCATCTACTCCAACGCCTGCCCGCCGCCGTCAGACTCTGAAAGTGCGGACGTGACCGCATACGAGGATGGCGGCTGGTTCGAATACGACCCCGCCACCGGGCGCTGGATTATTCGCGGCGTGAAAAGCGTGCTGATTGAGTCTTCGCAGGTTGTCTCCTGCAAAACCGGTGAGTTTGTGATCGAGGCTGACACCACCCGTATTAACAGCAATGTGATCCTGAATGGCGATGTGACCCACGGCGGCGGCGCGATGACGTCAAACGGCGTCGTTGCTGATAAGCATAAACACCCTGGCGACAGTGGCGGAACGACAGGAGACCCATTTTGACGCTCTATATCGGGATGAGCCGCGATACCGGCAGAGCTATTACGGAATCTGACCACCTGCGTCAGTCGGTGCGTGACATTTTGCTGACCCCGCAAGGGAGCCGGCTTGCGCGCCGGGAGTATGGTTCCCTGCTTTCAGCGCTCATTGACCAGCCGCAAAACCCGGCGCTGCGCCTGCAAATCATGGCTGCGGTGTATGTGGCGCTGCGGCGCTGGGAGCCGCGGCTGCAACTGGACACCATCACGGTTAACAGCAGCAACATGGATGGCGCAATGGTTATTGAGCTGGCAGGCCAGCGTAATGACGGCGTGCCCGTGTCCCTTTCCGTATCGACAGGAGCAGACAATGGCCGTTATTGACCTTTCCCAGCTGCCGCCGCCGCAAATTGTGGATGTGCCGGATTTTGAAACCCTGCTGACTGAGCGCAAGGCTGAATTTGTCGCGTTATTTCCGGCAGAAGAACAGGAGGCCGTGGCCCGCACCTTAACGCTTGAGTCTGAGCCGGTGGTGAAAATGCTGCAGGAAAATGTGTACCGGGAGTTGCTGCTGCGCCAGAGGATTAACGAGGCAGCGAGAGCCGTGATGGTGGCCTATTCCGGCGGGGATGACCTGGACAATTTAGGCGCAAATAACAACGTACAGCGCCGGGTGATTACAGCTGCAGATGACACCACAACACCACCCACGGAGGCGGTAATGGAATCTGACGCGGATTATCGCCAGCGCATTCCTGCTGCATTTGAGGGGATGAGCGTTGCCGGACCAGTCGGAGCCTATGAATATCACGCGCTTAGCTCGGATGGTCGGGTGGCGGATGCGTCAGCGTTCAGCCCGTCACCGGCAGAAGTCGTGGTGACTATTCTGGCCCGCGACGGCGATGGTACTGCGCCTGAAGACTTACTGCAGGTCGTCGGTGAGGCCCTGAATGATGAGGCTGTGCGGCCAGTGGCGGATCGGGTGAGCGTCCGATCTGCTGAGATTGTCCCCTATGAAATTGATGCGGTTCTTTATGTCTACCCCGGCCCGGCTAAGGAACCCATCCTGGCGGCAGCGAAAGCGCAGGGCACGGCATACATCAACGAGCAGCGTCGCCTGGGGCGTGATGTGCGGTTGTCCGCGATCTATGCCGCGCTGCATGTTCAGGGTGTCCAGCGCGTCGAACTGATAAAGCCACTGACGGACATGGTGCTAGATAAAACGCAGGCGTCATATTGCACCGATTTTAAAGCAGAAATTGGTGGCTCTGATGACTAGCAGCCTGTTGCCGCCGGGGTCGTCTGCGCTGGAGCGCAGGCTGGCGCAAGCCTGTTCAGGTATCAGTGATTTAAACGTGCCGCTGCGTGACCTGTGGAACCCGTGGAAATGCCCGGCAAAGTTTCTGCCGTACCTGGCCTGGGCTTTCTCCGTTGATCGATGGGAGGAAACCTGGACAGAAACCGCTAAGCGGCAGGCAGTAAGTGATGCGTTCTGGATCCATCAGCGAAAAGGAACGGTGGCGGCAGTTAAGCGGGTGATCGAGGGGCTGGGGTATTCGATGACCATTGAGGAATGGTGGGAGGTGGCCGACCCCGCCGGGACGTTTCGGCTTGAGATCGATCTGAATGAAATCGGCATCACTGAGCCGATGATTTATGAGCTTGAGAGGATTATAGGTGATGCCAAACCGGCGAGCAGACACATCTCTCAGATGACATTGTCTACTACCTCTCGCGGTATTGCGCATCTTGGTGCTGCCGCAATTATTGGCGACGAAGTAAGTGTTTATCCGCAGCAATATAAGCCGGGCAACGATATTTTTTACGATGGCCTGATTTTCCATGACGGCAATTATCAGTATGAGGAATGATATGGCGAGCATAAAAGAATTGCCGCGCTGGGAAGATGAGGTCTATCAGATCGCGCGTGGTGATAAAGTAGAAGGTGGTGTCGGTGGTATAGCGAATATGCAGGCGAAGACGCTGGCAGAACGTACCCGGTATCTAAAAAACGTTGTTGAATCTATTCCGGATTACCGCGAATTCACATTTTATAAAACTGAAAATGATCCGGAAGGAAAGTTAGCTGGAATCGCTGAAACCCATGACGGCCAGCTATTTCGTGTTGCTCAGGGGATCGATAGCGAAAACTCTTTTATCTATTATCGGAATGATGATGGTGATGCTGTTCCGGTTGCATGGCAGCCTGGCACAGAGTTAGTCAAAATATTGAGCAACCTGATTAGTGATCAGGGAGATAACCCATTTTCTGTCGTTTTCGATAATGGGCTTTCTCCGTTGGGCTATAAAAATGGACGCTTATACGCTGATGAATTTGAAAAGCTATACTCCTCAGATTCCGGGTTAGAGTTTGGTGGCAGCATAATTGATAATAATCCTCCAGAAGGTTGGAGATTTGTTATTTACTACCGCAACGGGTTAGTGATGTGTGGTCAAAAAGATGACGGCACAATGATCGGTTTTGGTGAGGGGGGGAGCGGTGGCGGTTCTATTGAACCAGGTGATACAGCTCCTGACTATGATTCAATTCGAATGTATTCAGGTACAGCGACAGTGCGTGACGTAGTTGGGAAACGCGCTGGCGGTCGTTTTGTTGTTAATCCGGATGACACCACATCGGAGGAGATCCCCGGAGGGATACTGGTCGATGTGCTGGGGCGTCGATGGTATCGACAGGCTGATTTTGTTTCCTATGATATGTTTCTTGCGCCGCGAATACCCGCAGCGACTCTGTTGTCCGTACAGGTTGCACTGGCAATGGGGAACAGGTCATCAGCAATAGCATACCTCGCAGGAGTGGAGGCAGCAGATAAAGCTATCCAGGCGGCTCACCGCTTTGCGAACATCATGAAAATCCCCGTACGTCAGAATGACGGTGCATTCCTGATGTTGGTTGATCATGAAGCAGAAGTACGAACAAATACCGACCTGTCAGGGGCGATAATTCTTACCTCTGCAAATTCCGGTGTGAACGAGATACGCTGGGGACCTTTACGACTGCTTGACCCTTCAGCACCTGAACCGATGCGCATGTTCAACATAAAAGGTAAACCGCGTATTGAACTGACAGCTGAAGAGTTAGCGACATTTAACGCAACGTATTCAAAGTATCTGAAAAAAGGCTCTCAGTACCTGCCTTATCCGAAACTGTACGCGTATTACGGTGGGATGTTCTATGCGCTGTCGCATGAAGTGGAAATTTACCGCAATGGAGAAAGGAATAAGCCGCGTGACCGCGTGTTATACCGAGAGTTTTCACGTATTGGAAAAAATGGCGCATTGACCGAGAGGATTGTGAAAGACATTCCAGACGGGACGATTGGATATGCCGCCATTATACAGAAAGAAGATGATTTTCTGGAATTTAAATGCCCGCATTTTATTGAACTGGGCGACAGTCGTCGATTCCTGAATATCGAAGTCTCCAGGCCGATGGTGCGCATTAAAAATCTGGTGCATACGTCATGGCAGACTAACGCAACAAGCCTCGAAAGCCGCGTGGTTATTTCTGCGCGAGAGGTTTTTGACGTATTTTGCGAATACGGAGAAACCACTTGTCACCCGGCCGAGAACGGTTCATATGTCATTTGCATTCG